CTCCAACGTGACTTGAGAGTAATCCGGTCACGTACGGAATATCGATTCACATCGATATATGGCTCAGGAAGTGACGAGTCGATTGATCCAGCAGGATCATCGCTTTTCGCCACTCCAGCGAAACCAAGCCGACGAAGGATACCTACCAATTCCAATTCCCCTTGCGGGTAACTGGAGGTTAGGGCATCCCCATCGCTCGGCGGGACTACGGAAGGGGGTTGGTTCCACATCACTGTGGACCCCCTCGTTTTGTAGTTTTGTGCTGAGTTGTGCGTAGCGCGTATTAAAACGCGTTTTGCACGCTCCCAAGCCAGACGCTGCCGTAAGACAGGCAGGTCGACCACGACCAGCGCGTAGATCTCTCTACGCTGCAGGTGTACATTATACCGGGTTTTAAGGCCCGCAGTGGTCCACTTCGATACGTATGATCGATAGTGTACGAAACCAACGGGACTGCAGTCATGCGGTCCAGTCGGTATTCGCAATGCTTTAAGCATTGGGAGTGATCGTACTCTCTCGGTCGTACGTGCGTATCCCATCTGATCGAGTATATTACTATACTCGACCCATGATAGGATCGCCTGTGTCGTTATTTGTCGGGACATAGAGGAGTCCTAAATTTAATAGGAGTGACAGAGTCGCCTTTGTAGGCGTCCATGCCACACGATTCTCGAAAGAATCGCCCCGTACAGCATTTGGAGGTATTGACCTTAAGGCCAACACTTTCGTAGCGCTGCACAATCGACGGATAGTCTTCCCGTCGAACTACTATGTCGTCCCCATACACGTAAACGCCGGCACATGCCCATTGCAGGGTAGGATTGCCACGCCACCATTCATTCGGTAGCTTGACAATGAAACCCGACGTTTCGCATATCTGGCCGACAGCTAGAGCCCAAAAGACGAGAGCCTCCACGGGAAAGCATAAAGCTGATCCCATCGGGGCAAACTTACTTAGGGTTATCCTACTGCCGTCTGGAAGAAGATTATCTATCGACCGTGAGGCCAACAGGTAATCGAGAAGTCGCGTCTTTCTAAAGAGATGCTTGACTAAGTCAAGACTCACTCTGTCTGACGCGTCCTTCATGTCCAGGGTCACCCAGTTCGCTCCCATAGACCCAAATCGGGCGAG